TAGAAGTCTCGGTTCATCCTTCGCGACACGTTGTACACCGCATCCTGGATTCCTCTTTTACAAAAGCAGCCATCGCTGTGCGACAAACCTTACACCGAAAGGTAGGGCGGCTGGTGTGGTATTTAGGATTTATCCCATTGAAATAGATTTGACGTTGTCAACTCTAAAAGATCTCCACCCATTTGCTTCAGTATCCCATACTGAGAGTGTATTTGCAGTTGATTCTTTAAGTACAATTGCTCCATTTGTACTTGGTGCATTTGGAATGTGCTCACTCATAAGAGTGCATTTCATTACACGCTCTGTTCCATCGACTTTTGTGAAGGTGACTGTGACAATATTATGACGAAGTGTATCGACAAGATTCTCTTTTGTGAAGATCAAGTTAGACTCCTTTAAGGACAGCACGAATAGTTTTATCAGGAAATTTCCAATTTGCCAAAACAGTCAAGAACATTTGCTTGATTGTTTTCTTGGGAATTGATTTGGCTTTCACCATCACTCCATTATACCCTGCTTTTCCGTGGTTGTCAATAAAGTGTCGCACATCGCCAATATAAGCAGTCAAGACTTCAGCTGAATTATGATCTTCTTCTTTAAATGTAAGAATATGATACTTGAATCCAAGTTCGTCTGGTTGGAGACTTTTATCTTCGTATCTGTAGAGTGTGGAATCGATCTCAATGTTTCCGCTTGATTCATCGTGAATGACATGCCAGAGTGCGCCGTCGCATCCATCAAATCCGAACGTTGCCTTTTCCATTTACAACTCCTCGAAAATAACTGATTGTTTCGTCTAATCCGAACGTCAACGGAACTTTTGGTTCCCAATCTAACATTTCTTTAGCGAGCGAGATATCTGGTTTGCGCTGCTTTGGATCGTCAATTGCAGCCTTTGTTTTTGTAATATATCCTTTATTTATTTTCGAGATAATTATACCTGCCAATTCAGAAATAGTAAACTCCCCTGGATTACCAAGATTCACTGGACCTGTTTCTTTTGTATCAGCAAATCTAACAATGCCTTCTACAAGATCGTCAACATACTGAAAACTTCTTGTCTGTGTGCCATTACCTTGAATGACCAATGGACCATCTGACAATGCAGCAACAATAAAATTACTGACAACACGACCATCGTTTCTTGCCATGCGTGGACCATATGTGTTGAAGATACGGAAGATGCCAACATCCACACCATGCTTGCGATGATAATCCATCAACAATGATTCGGCGACTCTCTTGCCTTCATCGTAACATGCACGTGGACCAATTGGATTTACATTACCATGATATGATTCTGGCTGTGGATGAACTGTTGGATCACCATAGACTTCTGAGGTTGAAGCATGAACAATGCGACATTTGTGCGAGCGTGCAATCTTGATGCAGTTATGTGTGCCATTGAAACAAGTCATCAATGTATCAATTGGTTCTGCTTGATAATGCACTGGCGAAGCAGGACAGGCAAGATTGTAAACGAAATCAACTTCCTTCACCAAGAACATAGAAAGGAATGCATCACTGGTGATGTCTAATTGATAAAAGAAAAAATTAGGATTGTCGCGGAGTTGCGCGATATTTTTCTCGCTTCCTGTGTATAGATTGTCAACACAGTATACGGTATGACCATCCGCAATTAAACGATCACAAAGATGACTGCCAACAAAACCTGCACCACCAGTCACTAATATTTTCATACAGTTTCCTTTTCCATTTTTTTGTCAATCATATATCTTGCAATATACCAAGCGTCGACGATATCTGTTGTCGGGGAGCCAAGTTTCGTCGTTGGGCTGATGATATTGTGTAAATCTACTTGAGTATCATTCATAAATGCTTCGTACATTTTATCTTTTGTGGCGTTTCCCTTTCCAGTTGCAAACTTCTTTACGACAGTTGGTGGAACAGTGAAAAACCGATACCCATTCTTATATAGAAGATACTTTAGAATGCCACAATTTTCTGCGAGATTAAAGACCTTTCCTTTTGAGCCAAAAGAATAATCTTCAATCAAAACAACAATTTCTTCTTTTTTGAAGTCGGCGAGAATCGTCAAAACCCAAGATGCTATATTCTCGTATCTCTCTTGATCTGTCAAGTATTCTTCATGTTGCTCACCAAGAATGTTATGAAACTTTCCCTGGACAGTCTTGCGATCGTTTAGATAATAGAAAAAAGAATTCGAAAAGGTCTTGTCTCTGCTGACGCAGACACATGGACTAGTGAGCGAATAGTCGACCCCGACGTAAATCATCTGTCATCGTATTCAGAATCATCGAGATCAAGATTTTCTTCTTCTAGAAAGCCATCATCGTCATCATCGTTGAAATCGAGTTCTTCATTTTCATTGTCATAGAAATCGCCACAGAATGGGCAATGTGTTGGCGAATAACTTACTTCATCTTCCTCAAATGATAGCGCGAACATTGATCCGCAGTTATCGCATGTTAGTTTTAGATCTGGCATAATTAACCCCTTGTAACAGCTTGAATCTTTTCAATTTGCTTTTTGATTACTGCTTCTCTGTTTGGCCAATTAATAATTGGCTTATCAGGATTCTTCATTAGATTATATAGAAGCGGTAGAATCAGCCCCTCAAGTTCCTTGAGTTTAGCCTTATGTTTCTCTTCCATCGCCGTCACGAGTGCAGTTTGAAGTGTTTGTTCTTGAGCATCTAATAACGTATCAATCTTCGCTTGAAGTGCAAGAAGTTGGTCATTGTTTGTAGTTGTTGCTGGAGCAACAGTTGTTTTGGTTACTGCTTCTTCATCCTCAAAACTAAACCCAAAATCGAAATCGTTTTCGATTGTCATTTTTCTTTTACCTCGTAGTCGTATCTATCGTCATCAGAGAGAACCCACTTGGCTGTATTCTCTACAGACCACATTTGTGTTCCAAGTTTTCTCTCAATGACATTCTGTCCAGGCTTCGTAACAAACGAAGGCTCAAATGCACGACAGCGATTGTTTGGTTGAATTGCGAAATTTCCATCATCAAGTTTGATCACATGACCACATTTATGTTGTCCTGGAACTTCGCTAAATCCAAGATCTATAATGTTCTTATCTTCATGCGCCCAGTCTAATGTAAACAAATAAGTTCCTTCGTTCCACTTCTTATTGCGATCGATATATTTCATGCGCTTATTGATCAAAAAATCAAATTGCGTCACACCAATATATGAACTGAAAGAATCCCACAGAACTAGATTATATAACGACGTTTGCGGCGCAGGAGTCTTATGACAGAAAGCGTGTATCGGCATGCGGAACCAAAGCCCTTCGTCTTCCATGATGAAATGAAAAAGTGGGGCACGATGCGGTATCGACGCCACACCGAATATAAGGACGGGAAGATATGAGTCTTTCGCTTCATCGAACTCTGTTCTGTTCTGAAGAAAGTTAGTCCGCACATAACATTCAATGGGCGGTATGTTAGCGTTTATGTATGCCATGAGATTATATAGTAAATTTAGATGTTAAAATAAAAAAGGGGACCGAAGTCCCCTTTCTGTTTTCTCAGTAATTATTACTGAGCAACTGGTGCTTCAGCAGCAACTTCAGCGGCTGGTGCTTCTTCAGCAACAACAGCGTCAGCAGCAGGTGCTTCTTCAGCAGGAGCAGCAACAACGGCTTCTTCTGCAGCCTTATCAGCAGCAACTTCTGCTTCTGGTGCACCACCACAAGCAACTAGACCTAGAGCAACGAGACTAACAAGAATTGACTTCGACATATTTTTCTCCTTTGTTTTAAATCTCACATGCACCAGCAGTACATGCAAGTTCCTTTGCTGAAGTTGTAGTATCCGTTTCTTCCATGAATTCCACCCAGTTGATATCAACGTTTTGGAGCGCAAGGAGTTCGTTATACTTGGCTTCATCAATTTCTTCGTAAGGTGCTTGACGATATGAACCGTTGTCGCGTGGGAGGAAAGAAACACCTGAAAGAATCGAGATGTTCTTATAAACCCATGCACCAACTTCCATCCACTCATCATCACCAACGTATACTGTAATTGAAGGCTTGTGTTCACACCAGTGATCCTGATAAATCTTCCAAAGTTCCAACTGTTCAATCGCAGTCATATCGTTGCGAGTGACAGAGTTCTTTGGTGCCTTCATTGGGAATGAGAACACCCAATTTGACTTGCTGTAGAAATCTTCTTCAGCCTTGTATCCCTTGCCAATCATAAACTGAGCAAGTGGATCTTTCATGTCTGCTCTTACACGGCGAATGTAAAACTGAGCATAACGTGGGTGAATGCCTGATGCGGAATCCACCAATTGAGAAACAGTGCCTGAAGGTTTAACGCAAGTGATTGCAGCCGACTGCGGAATACCAAGAGCCTCGGCGAATTCCTTATTCGTTTCAACGCAGTGAAGTCTAATTGCATCCAATGCATCCGCAAGTTTCTGTGACGGCTTATTTAGAAGTTTGCTGTCACAAATACCTGTGAGAGAAACACCCAACAAACGCTCTTCATCGCAGTTATTCTTCCACTTCTTATTGATATAACGAAAGTCTGTGAGCGTTGATTGCAATGTACCAATGATTGTTGCCAAACGAGCCTTGCGCTTCAATGAGTCAACATCATCATTTGCACGAACAACGATCTCAGAAAGATTGCAGAATTCAAATGGACGCAAGATAATTTCAGAACATGGGTTTGTACCAAACTCATGCTTTGGATCACGACGACCATTTTTCTCAGCAACAGCCTGTGAAGCAGCGCGTGAGAAAATTCCACGCTCACCTGAACGTGACATGTATAGAGCATGCCATTCGTTCATGAATGTGTCCATGTCTACTCTCTTGTCATACACCGCTGAAATGTTTGCCAATGCACGTTGCCCATTGTGTGTCCACCAGTCACCCGACTTTGCATGACGCAAGTGGTCGTCGTTGAGGTCGGTAAGAGAAATGAGAGCAGAACGGCGAACGCCACCGCAAACAACAATATCAGCAATCTTACATACGATGTCATGACATTCCAACGTTGATAGTTTCCTACCACGTGCCTTATTGAAGATGTTAAGAGTAAATTTGATCAAATCAACAAGTGGCTCTGGACCTGAAGCGCGACCACCAAAGGTCTTTAGACGCTCACCTGCTGGACGAATCTTGCTTGTATCCCACTTTGCAATCTTTCCAGAATACAAAAGCGAAATGAATTCACGATAACCTGAAGCCCAACCAATCTTAGAATCTGCAAACACAATGGTTGTGTCTGTTGGGTGTAGTTCTTCTGGAACTTCTGGGAGTTTGTTTGTATACTTAGATTCAACAGAGAATCCAACACCAGTTCCGCACATAAGGATATACATGATTTCGTCGAAAGACTTTGGCGTATCAATAGCGACATAAGAGCAATTGTAACCAGCAACTTGGTCTTTTTCTAGAGCAGGACCAGCAGTCATCAAGCAACGCATTGATGGCATGACTTCCAAATTGATAATTGCTGTGCGCAATTCATCCCAAGGAACCTTTGAATTATTTTCTGTCTTTTCCTTGAAAAAATTAATGTAGCGATCTACAGTCTCATCCCATGTTTCTCTACGACCTAGTTCATCGTTGAATCGAGCATAGCGAGAGATATGAATGAAATCCTGATAGATGCTTGGAAGTCTAGTTGACATGATTGCTCCTTATTATTCTTGTGCGATGAATTGTGTTGATAGAGGGAAAACTTCAGCGATGACCTTGGCACACTCTTTCGCAATATCCATATGTTCTAACTGAGTGCCGTTGCCGCTTCGGAGTTGTATATAGTGAATCCATGATCTCAAGGTTCCGCTCATATACATTCTTGACATGGTGAGTCCTTCAGGAAGCAATGCACGAGCCTGTTCCTTGGCAATACCATTGTCAATCGCCCAATTGTATTGAATCTTTACTTGTTCAATTAGATCTTGCTGGCGACGATCCCACTCGTACTGAAGCATGACGTCCACGCCTTCAGAAATAGAATTCTGACGATTCTTTGGATCTTGTAATCTTGCTTCACGTGTGACGAATTCTAATTCTTTTGTTGGATCAGCATAACGCTGAGAAAATTCTTGAAATGAAAAAGAACGATGACGCAGAATCTGACGAGCAATGTCACGTGTTGTTTCAATTTCCAAACACATGTTTGCCATTTCAAGTGGTGACCAATGCTGATGCTTGATCAAATACTTGATAAGTTTTTCTGCTGTTTCGTTATTGAATTGGTTTGCTGGGTTAGACACTCTTGCGCAATAAGCAACAAGGTCCGTTGGTGTGTCCAACCCAGCAAGAACTGGCTTGCTGTATGATACGAGAGTTACTTTCACTTTATACCTCGAAAACTAGAGTCTTGTGTCGAATTTCTTTTGTGCCGCCCTGCGCAACGAGTGCTTGTGCGCGAGCATATGCATCTACATAGTCAGCAAATTTGCTGTCATCAAACCACCACCAACCATCAATAAAATATTTTGGCTTGCGTTGAAATTCAACATACCAATGTCCTGCGTGAAAATGTACGCGAACTTTTTTGACTGGGTGTATGATTGCTTCTAAACCTAATTCTTCCATCTTAACACCTTTTCCAATTGGAAAATACTAATTTGGCTTTTAAGCCATCAAAAGTATTTCTGTCTATAATATCTTTTATTGCCTCAGATGTCAATCCATTTTGCATCATTTCATTGATATCTTTGCCAATAGCAGACTCTGGAAACAAACAAACTTTGTGACCTTTGTCAATTGATTTCTCAATTTGTTTTACAATGTCACGATTGCGTGGTTCGTTATCATAAACCAGAACAGTATCTAGTTCTGGAAGAATTGCTGCCACGCCGCCCAAATTAGAATCGCCAGAGGCAACGGAATTCGAAACAAAAAAAGAATCAAACTGTCCTTCAAGGACATAGACACGTTCTTGCTTGCACAAGCGATGCAGTCCAAACAGTTTCTTCTCATCTGTAACCTTTACCGTCACATACCGAATCTTAGATTCAGACAATGCTCTCCCTGCAACGTTCGTGATCTCATCTTTTTCGTTAGTGTAAAAAAGAACGATACGATCGTCGTTTGGGACCTCGTCTTTACCGTGATTGGGGAACTCTTTATCTAGGAAATCTCGAAATTTCGGAGTGAAGAATATTTCATCCCAAAACTTCTCTGGAATTTTCCTCTTTTTTATATAGTCTCGGGCATAGTGCCCATCGGGAAGATTTACTATACTATAATCTTTAAACGCTCGCCATGTTCTCTCCAGGCTTTCAACTGTTGTTGAATCTCCTCTGGAGTCGTTGAGAGTAGACTGGAACCTGGAGTGGGCGTTTCCCTTGAGTTGTTCGAAATCAGGCTTTTTGACGTTAGAGCCGTATCCTGTTTCACCAGCTGAGTATCGTTCCAAGACGTACTGCTTATAGGTTGTACCATCAATCTGTTCCAGGAATTTCGCAAACGTCGTAGACTTGCCGCAATTGTGGCAGATGAAG